GCTTCTTCTGCTTTGCCTTGCATCCATGTAGTGGCTAACTCACCAACAAGAGTTATTAGCTGTATCATTTGTCTGCCTTACTGTCTAGTTTATCTTCTATTCGGTTAAGAGTATCTTTAATGTCAGCTAGAGCTATTTGAAAATCATCACGTCTAAGATACACGTTAGGTATGTTTCTCTCTATCTGCTGAATGTCTAAACGTAATCTGCTAATAGCATCCCATACTGCTCTTAGATACCAGCCAACAAATATAGATATGAGAGCGAATGTTGCGTTAAATAAATCTTGGAATTCCATTGTTAATTAGCCCCTTTAAAGCCTAGCGGAATATGGCTACCTGTACTGCTGGTAAATCTACGGCTGCGGCACTTGAGGAATTAGAAGTTCGAATACCTAGACTAGTCGTAGCCCTTGTCGTACCCGTCGTCTCGCAAACCAACCCAGCAATAGTGGTTGTAGCATACTTAGCTCCGTATGTAGCAGTGTAATTATCGTCAATCATAGCATTAGTAAAATTAACAGTGTAATTAGCTGTGCCATTATCAGTAATACTACTTACATTATAACTAGCCTGTATTGCTACAGTACCTGTTCCATTGAAGTTCACCCATGCTCTTGCACTGCCATTTACTACGTCAGCTATCGGCGTAGACTCACTGCCTGCTAAGTTGGCTAAGGTGCTTATGTTTAATTGTGACATTTAATTAGCTCCTTTAGGGCTTAACGGAAGATGGCTATAGTTACTTGTGAAAAATCAGATTGAACACCGTTCGAAGTACCGCTTGAACCGTATAATGTTTCAATGCGTAAAGCTGTCGTCGTAGGGGCGGTATATCCTTCTTGATGTACTCCAACTGCCCCTCTTGTGGGTCCTGCCAGTCTGATAACCCAGTCACTTACAGTGTTTGAAACCATGCCACTTATTGCGTAATTCGCATCAGGCATTGCAGTAGTAAAGTTCAGCGTGTAGTCACCTGTTCCATTATCCGTAATACTCGACACATTTCCACTAGCACGAATAGCCACTGTACCTGTGCCATTGAAATTCACCCAAGCACGACACTTATAATTCTCTGTGCTGTCATCGTTCAACCAAGTGTCAAACTTTAAAGAGCCAGCCATTACAATGCCTCGCGTTCAATCACTTCTTTCAGCTTGTCAGCAGATGTTGCACCATCAATCTCAACTTGCATAGCGTCATACTTGTCACGAATAGCTTGACGAGCTGCTTCAGCTTCTACTGCTTTGGCTGGGATAGTTGCTTGCACATCTAATGGCGCGAACTCTTCAGAGCGTTTAGCACGGCGTTTCTCATGTGTAATGTCTTTGGCTTTGTTTACGTCTACTTTAATCATGTCAATTACTCCTGAACCCATGCGTTGCGGAATGTACGGTCTGAAGGTACTTCGCTGACATCAACAATCTCAGCAGATGCCTTGTTAGCTTCTGGCACTACTTTGTCGCGTAGCTCTTCCATAGTACCTGCCCATTCTGGTGATGGCACTACAACGCTTACGCCACCTTCATTGTTTGTGTAAATAATTCTTTTGTCCATTGTTTTTCCTTTAGTTTTGTTTAGGGGTTAGCGAAAGATGGCAACTGAAACATGATTATAATCTACACCGGAAACGAGATTGCTTTGTGCAGTTGTTATTTTTACGTAACTTGATGTTACCGCCATTGAAGTAGCAAAATGCATGTAACTCAAGTCTCTGTTATTCAGGCTTACTACTGTTGAATAACTTGCGTCAGGCATAGCATCAGTGAAATTAACATTATAATTACCTATACCGTTATCCGTAATACTACTCACATTAAACCCATCGCGAATGGTTACAGTGCCTGTGCCATTGAAATTAACAAACGCTTTAGCAACGCCTACAATGTCTGGTTGGTCAGTACCTGTTCTGTCTTTAATGCTGTCTACGTTTAATTGACTCATAACACCACCCACACACTACCTGAAGAAATAGTCACTGTAACACCTGTATTTATTGTAATAGGTCCCGTACTTGACGCACTTTTACCTGATGGGATTGTATAGTCTGTTGTCACTGTCTGTGAGTTCTCAACAAATATTTGGTCGCCACCGCCGCCTGTAGCACCACCACCGCCACCGCCTATCTCGCCCCAAGCACCAGCAGCATAGCCTTCAAACTGACCAGCGTCTGAATTGTAACGAAAGTAACCATTAACTGGTGAACCATCGCGTTGTGCTTCCGTGCCTGATGGAATTACCGCAGAGCCTGTTGAAGATGTTTTCTCTACAGCAGGTTGCCATGAAACAACACTACCGTTTGTTTGTAAAAACTTACCTGCGTTGCCTGTTTGGTCTGCAACATATGTGGAGGCTTCTGTAGCACTATCCGATGCTGCACTAGCAGAAGAAGCTGCATTTGTAGCTGATGTAGCTGCGTTACTCTCTGATGTACTAGCATTAGTAGCAGATGTACTAGCTGCGCTTGCAGAGTTTGCAGCATTAGTTTCTGATGTGCTGGCATTAGATGCGCTTGTAGCCGCCTCAGAAGCCTTTGTAGTGGCAGTTGTTGCACTACCTGCTGCACTAGTAGCACTAGAGGATGCGGAGCTGGCAGAGGAGCTTGCAGACGTTGCTGAGGCTGCTGCATTTGTTTCACTTGTACTAGCATTGGACTCTGAAGTAGAAGCATTGCTTGCTGCTGTTGATGCAGTTGATGCACTATTAGCTGCATTTGTAGCAGAAGTTGCTGCGCTTGTTGCGCTATTCGCTGCATTGGTTTCACTAGTTGCTGCATTAGTTGCTGAGGTAGATGCTTCACTAGCTTTAGTAGTAGCTATACCAGCTTGTGTAGTTGCTGTACTTGCTGAATTGCTTGCTGATGTGGCAGATGCACTAGCATTAGTCTCTGCTGTCTCTGCACTAGCTTGTGCTGTTTCTGCTGCTGTCTGTGCAGTCTGTGCTGCCGATGCAGAAGTTGACGCATTAGACGCTGAAGTAGAAGCACTGGTAGCAGACGTAGCTGCATTAGTTTCTGAAGTTGCTGCATTAGCTTCGCTGGTGGCAGCATTTGTTTCGCTAGAGCTTGCATTGGTTTCTGAGGTACTAGCATTAGATTCAGAAGTAGCAGCATTACTAGCACTTGTTGCAGCGTTAGATGCAGAAGCAGCTGCTTCATTTTTATACTCATTAGCATCTTGTACTAACTCTGTTACTTCATTTATGGTAGCATCAGAAGTAGCATCTCCTGAACCACCTGAACCTCTGTATATACTCAAAGCAAGTCTCCTAAATATTCTGTATTTGTGTGTAGATTAAAAAGAATAAATACAGGGGGCAATTAAGCCCCCCATACCGTTAGAACTTACTAAGCTGGAACAGCTACAACAAGTGCAGACTCAGGTCGTAAAACCTCTGTACCATAAAGAGTGTCAGAAGTAAACAAGTTACTTAAGTACTCTTGCTTGTATTGAGTTTGTGAACGTACGCCCATTTGCTCTGCAAGTACCATTGCATCTTTATGACCAATGATAGCAGCTTTAGTATCTATAGCTGAAGCTGTGTTGTTAGCAGCAGTTTCAATTACAGGACAGTTAGAACTAACGTAAACATCAATACCGTACAAAGTACCGATTTGACCATTCATAACACCACGACCATCTACGAAGTCGCTAGAGTTGTAACGGTCGATACCCATAATAGTTTGACGAACTGAAGGAGGAATAACAATAAAGCGATTTTCCATTGGAGTATCGTTATCATCTAGTTGCTTGATAAGTTCACGGAAAGCTAAATCTGTGAAAATATCAGTAGCAGCTACAGTATCTTCTGCATAAGCAGCAATACCGTTAGCACCATCAACATAGAAGCTGTTGCTATGAGTCCAGTCAGAACCATCACCATTACCTAGTGATTTACCTAAAGCAAACAAATCATCATCAACTTGTTTAGCTAAAGCGTAACCAGCGTCATCTGTATAGAATTTACGCATAGAAGCTAGAGCTTGAACATCAGTAATATCTTCGATAAGACGAGAGTATTCATAATGTTTGTCAACGCTGACTTGAACTTCTGATTCTGTAGCAGCAATCAAAGTTACTTGAGACTCCGCACCTTTAGCAGAAGCAGAACCACGAGTTGGTTTAGGGATATGTAAAGTATCACCTTTCTTACCAGACATTGGCATTTTGTTTACCAAGTTAGCAAGAACTAAGTTAGATTTATAAGCAGCTACAATCTCGTCACTCCATAACTCTGGAATGAAAGTTGCGCCAGTTGTGTTTGTTACATGATTTGTACCAAGTGCCATTATATTTTACCTATATAAAAATTTAAGATTATCGCACCCTACCTTCTGAATATGCCTGTGTTAATTCATCAGACAATTCTAAGTATCGTGCAGGATTGTTTTGCATTAAGTTAATAATATCAGACCGCCTATAGATTTTCTTAGATTTACTTTCTCCAGTTCCTTTAGCAGAGCCAGAAGAAGCAGCCTTACGCTGTTGTCCTCTATCTTTTTCAACAACTTCCTGTGCCTTTGTAGATGCCTGAGTTCGTTCTTTCCAAGTAGAAAGAAGCTCATCTGCTGCATCAAAATCAAAGTTACTGTCAGCTCGTTGTAAAAGTTCTGTCCTTACTTTAGAAGCCTTAACCCATTCTATGAAGCCCTCTGACTTAGCAGTCTCCATAAAGTTAGGGTGTGCTTGCTCCAACCTATTCATAGCATCTCTACGAGCCATATCTATCTTCATCTGTTTAATTTCTTGAATATCAGAATTAGATGATATAGATTGTGCAATAGCTTCTTTAGGTTTTTCAAAGAAATCAATCTCTTCAACCTCAGCTTGTTTTTCGTGGGTATTGTTGTCGAGGTTTGCTTTAATAAAGTCGTCTACAACCTTACGAAGTTCTCCTACTTCTGAGCCTTGTCTACCAACTAGCTTTTCAGCTTCTTGATGCATCTGTACAATTTCTGCTACAGACTTATCTTTATATTTATCTGGTAGAATATACTCTTCTTTAGGTTGTTCTTCTGCTACTTGTTCTTGTTCAAGGTTGTCCTCTACGGATTCTTGCTCTTCAAACGTAGAAAGCTCTTCGCCTTCTTGTAGATTTTCTTCGTTAAATTCCTCTGGTGTATCTAGTATTGTTGCCATTATATTATAAACTCCGTACTCTTAAATAAGTATTGTGGAAAATTAAAAGATTATTTCTTAGCGGCTTTCGAATGTTCTCTTGCCCACTTCATAGTTGCTCCCGGATAGTCTCCAGATACAGCATCTAATACAAAAGAACATTTAGAAATTACCCGCTTTGCATCTTGGTCACATTCAGTACACTCTATAGTCTGTGTTTCAGAGTCTATAAAGCGTTCAGTAATATGTCCGTTTGAGCATTTAAAGTCATAGATTCTATTCGCCATTAACGGCTTCCCTCTCGCTAATTAGAATAGAGTCGTACGCTGCCCTGACCATATCTTCCATGTTGATTAAAGTAT